AGTTTATACAGCTATCTCGTAAGATGGCATCAGGCAAAATATCAAAGTATGACGCTGAATATCTAAGACGCTACGGCATCGATGAAGAAATGGCTGAGTACATATCTAAAATGCCAGTCAGTAAGCATGATAGCATGGATATGTTTTTTGCTAACACTGATGATTGGCCTCGTAATACACCTGAGGAAAGAGCAAGAATACGCACTTATCAATCGGCTACATCTGCGCATGCGAACAATACTGTTATCATGGGGCAGACTTTTGATAAGCCATCATTGGTTGATGGCATCATATACATGCCTGATAACGCATTCTTCCAGATGATGCGTAAGAAATTTCCAACGCTTTATAAGATAGACAAGCAGGTATCTAGCGGTAGTCGTCAAATGGTTCGTATTGAAAGCGGCGCAATGACATTGCCGTTTACATTTATGAACTTTGGCTTTGGTGCTAATAACAAAATTCTTGGTGCTGTCAGAGATCCTAACAGGCGTCACAGACTGCAAGGCGTAATGGCTTTGGTCGGTCTTTCTTATCTGTCATTGTCATTGAAGAAGTCTGATTATTGGTTTGAGAAACGAGACAGCCCAGAGGTGCTTGCCAGAATCATAGATCATTCTGGCGTTCTAGGTATGTATTCTGATCTTGGTTACACAGGTCTTTCAATGGCAGTGAATAGCGGCATGCTGAGTGAAGATGGTGTAGCTGGGATCAAACCTAGATATATTAGCCCTGATAAATCTGAGCGCATGACTGATGCTTTGACTGAACCGTTTGGTGCGCCTGTTGGTCTTGCTCTTTCTTGGGGTAGAGCTGCAAATGATTTTCTGCATGGAAGATATAACGAAGGATCAAAGGAACTGTTCTACAACGCGCCGTTCTTGGGGCTTCCTTATATCCGTGATGACGCAAGAGATTTATTGATCGGTGGACGTAATTAATTGTGCGTGGAAGCATGCATTAACGCATGATAAGGAGTTAATATGACTATTAGTTTGAGCAATAATTCAGCACGTATTTCTTATACTGTAGCGCAAGGCGCGACACAGACTAGCTTTACTGTGCCATTTGAATTTTTTGATGATGCCGATCTTAACGTGTATGTTGATGGTACAAAGAAAACCATCACTACACATTACACAGTAACAGGCGGCAGTGGTTCCACTGGAACGGTGGCGATTTCTGTAACTGGCGCAACTGGTGGTAGCACTGTTGTTCTTACAAGAGACATACCGTTAGCTCGGACAACAGACTTTCCAACATCGGGGCCGTTCGATGTAACAACATTGAACACAGAATTAGACAGATTTACAGCACAGCTTGCAGATCAAAAAGATGAGAATGATCGCTCGATAACTTTGCAGGATACTGACTCAGCCGCAACGATGACGCTTCCTTTGAAGGATGATCGTAAAGGTAAATACTTAGCATTTAATGCTACTACTGGTGTACCAGAAGCAGGTGCTACTATTGCTGATGTAGCTACGCTCACATCTGTTACAACTGACATAGCTACACTAGCTGACATCGAGGATGGTACAGACGCAACTGACGCTATTCAAACTGTAGCTGGTATATCATCTAACGTAACAACGGTAGCTGGCATAGCTAGCAATGTTACCTCTGTAGCTGGTAATGCTAGCAATATAAATGCGGCGGTAAGTAATGCTTCAAACATCAATACTGTTGCTGGTAAAGAATCTGAGATTACAAGTGTAGCGGCTAAGGCTAGCTTGCTAACGTCTGATTTTGTGTCTGACTTGAATACTCTTGCGGTCACTGATGTAATCAATGACATCAACACACTAGCAACAAGCGACATTGTTTCTGATCTAAACACTCTTGCTACTAGCGATATTGTTAGCGATCTAAATACGCTTGCTACAAGCGATATTGTCTCTGACATAAACACGTTGGCTACCAGTGATATTGTTACTGACCTTAACCTACTGGCTACTTCTGATTTTGTTTCTGATCTAAACACTATGGCTACAAGCACTAATACTACCAATCTTGGTACTGTGGCTGGTGCGGTGAGTAATGTAAATACGGTTGCTGGCATAAGCAGTGATGTGTCAGCCGTGGCTGGTATTAGCGGTGATGTTTCTGCTGTTGAGAACATCAAAGCAAATGTTACTACGGTAGCTGGGGTAGCTAGTGACGTTTCTAGTGTGGCTGGTATTGCAAGTAATGTTACTAGCGTTGCTGGTAACTCATCAAATATCAATACTGTTGCTGGCATCAGTTCCAATGTGACTACTGTAGCTGGTGACACAGCTAACATAGGAACTATAGCCACTGATCTTAGCGGCACAGATACAATAGGCACTGTTGCTGGTGCAATCAGCAATGTAAATACTGTTGGTTCTGGTATTGCTAACGTCAATACAGTAGCTACAAACATTAACTCAGTTAATGATTTTGCTGATAAGTACCGCATTGGATCGTCTGACCCATCATCAAACAATGATGAGGGTGATCTGTTCTACAACACAACCTCAGACACATTAAAGATTTACAATGGCTCTGCTTGGGAAGCTGGTGTTACTGCTGGCTCTGGCTTTATGCCTCTTTCTGGCGGTCAGCTAACAGGCAACATTACGATGTCTGGCAGTGAAACTGTAGATGGGCGTGATCTGTCTGCTGATGGAACTAAGCTAGATGGTATTGAAGCTAATGCTACTGCTGATCAAACTGCAAGCGAGATTAGAACCTTAGTTGAAAGTGCTTCTGATAGTAATGTATTCACAGATGCAGATCACACCAAACTTAATGCTATTGAAGCAAGTGCAGATGTTACAGATAGCGCAAATGTAGGATCATCACTAACAGGATTTTCAACTGGCACTGATGCAGACTCAAGCGATTTAATTCCTGTGTATGACGTAAGTGCTGGTGCTTGGGAAAAACAAACAATAGCAAATGCCGCACTTCAAGGGCCTACTGGACCGACTGGTGCAGATGGTGCAGATGGGGCAACAGGGCCAACAGGGCCAACAGGTCCTACAGGACCTACAGGGCCTACAGGGTCAAGCGGTTCTACAGGTCCGACAGGTCCGACTGGTCCTGCTGGCACACCATCAACAACATCTAATGCTATAGGTTCATATACGTTTGCCTCTGATTATTATGGCTGGGCATATGGTCATAATGGAACTGGCCCTGGCTATCTTTTAAGACCGGGGAATTCATCTAACGCAACCAGTGGTTATACATTTTCTGGCACTTGGAGGTGCATGGGCAATGGGTCGGCAAATACTACTTCCACACTTTTTGTAAGGATTTCTTAATGGTAAATTACACATACACTACAGTATCAAATCCTAGATACGTTAATGAAGAACGTACTCTTATAGATTTGGATGTAAACTTTGATCATTTACCAGAAGAAAGTGTTTCATTTACAGCAAACCCAAATGATATGTATCCACACTCTAAAGAACTTTTTGATAGAGCTGTTGCTGGGGACTTCGGTGCTGTTGCTGATTACACACCTCATGTTCCTATAAATCCTGATGGTGATTAAATGAGACATTGCTGGCAACTTTGGTCTGGCATTCTTAGCAATGACACCTGTGATCAAATAGTAGAGAGTCAGATAAAAACAGAACCAATCGAAGCTCAAATGTTTAATTCGGATGATCCCGATTATCGTAGAAGCAAGATTAGGTGGGTTACTGACACTTCAATCAAAAATGTTTTATGGCACTATGCCAAAGAAGCTAACAGAAACGCTTTTGGTTTTGATGTTACAGACATGAGTGCTGTTCAATTTACAGAGTATAGAGCAGAGGATACAGGCACATATAACTGGCATCATGACGTGGATTGGCAAAGCGGTGCCGCTTTCGACAGAAAAATAAGTGTTGTAGTTCAACTATCTGATCCAGATGTTTATGAAGGGTGTGATTTTCGCTTTGCTAATGTTCCTAATCCCTACATCAATCAACTAAGGGCAAAAGGAACAGTTCTTTGTTTCCCAAGTTATTTAGAGCATCAAGTCACAGAAATAACTAAAGGTACTAGGCACAGCTTAGTTGCATGGTTTGAAGGACCAAGATGGCGATGAGCAAACCAACAGTTCAATCAGTTCAAGGTCAGATAGACACACATGAAGCAGTATGTGCTGAACGCTGGCGTGAAACTATTCTGCGTATAAAACGCATTGAAGCAATCATGATTGGCACTGCTGGTACGACAATCATTTTACTTGCTGGCATCTTGGCTAATGGAACCTATTAGTACAGCCCTTGCTGGCATTGCTTTAGTCAAAGGTGCTACCGATGCTATCAAATCGTGCATCAATACCTGTAATGACATTTCAGAAATCGCTGGTTATATCGACAACCTCTTTGAAGGCCAAGCACAGGTAAACAAAGAGCGTAATAAAAAGTCTGGCGTTGGTGCTATGGATGGCATTGGCGGCGTGGCTTCTGAGATGATTGATGCCAAGCTGGCATCTGAAAAGCTATACGAAGTATCGATGCTAGTTGATTTGCGGTTTGGGTCAGGCACATGGCGTTCAATCGTTGAAGAACGTGCTAGGCGCATACAGGCACAGAAAGAGCGTGCCAAACAACAAGCTTTAGAACAAGCGGCACAACGCAAAGAAATCTTCGATGGTCTTAGCATGTTGTTCTATTTAGTGATGGGCGTTTTGGTTGTGGGTTTGATTGCGCTTGTAGCTTTCAAAGCCAGTGCATCAATTCCTAAGATGACCACCTGTCGATTGGCACATACCGAAGTAATCAGCAAAAAAGAAATCCTTTGTTTTTATCAAGGCGCAAACAACACACAAGAGTCGCATACAACTGAGCTTCATGTTGGATGTGCAAGATCGTATCAGTGTGAATATAACCCTAGACCTTCCGGCTACTCGCTAAAGGGTACGTTAGATAGCATAAAGGATGCATTAAAATGATACCTGTAATTATGAAACTGCTTGGTAGTGGTGATGTTGTTGAGAAAGGCATGAAGCTTATCGACTCAATGCACACAAGCACTGAGGAAGAAGTTGCGGCAGTTAGTAAAGCCAAGACTGATATGTTGTCTGCATATGCGCCATTCAAACTGGC